AATTGAGATATCAATCCCCAAAGCGAAAAAACACTCTTACAACATGGACTACATTAAAGATTTAATCCAAGTTAACACAAACTTTCTCAGTTATGGGACTGGACAGATAATGTTCAAAACTAAGTTAGCACTCGGACTGGCGAAGGTGGAACCCGCACTTTTAGCAGACCAAGATATACAGCGGGATAGGGACACAACTCTCGTTGTGGACGCTAATCTAAAAAAACACACATTAGATGCCCCTGGCATAATGGATATAATAGGGGAGAAGTACAAGAATAGAGGAAAGGTATTCTGTGCCGCAAAGGCGACTGTTTACGGTATGGCGCAGACCATAGTTGCAGCTACACGCCAACATTCAATCTATGGATTGAACAAGAAGTATGTAACTACTGAAGGGCTACCTAACGAAACAGTGATAATTAAACGGCTTAGAGAGTTAGGTATAAGCTCAGATGTTAAAGAGGCACGTTATGGTAGATTTTATAATGCTGTTTTTGCCAATGATTTTTATGATAACGCAACTGCTTTGATCACGAAGTTGTATCTAAGATATCAATTACTCAAGATGATAGGTAAAACCCAAGTTTTTGATCACACTATCAAGTTTACAGCGTCGCAGGTGATGTCAATTGTCAGAGCCGGGGATGAAATGGCCCAACTAGAGAAACTAGCTTTAGTTGTACGCAACCACGAGGATGGAGCACAGATTATTTCAACTGATCAATCTACGCAGGCTCTCCTCGCAGACATTATCGTTTGGAGTGCTACGCTGCCAGCCCAAAATATTTTGGTAGGCGGTGTGCATTTACCAAACCCAGAATATGTTGATGCTAGACTAGTTAAAACTGTTAAAGTATGGAAAATGTATGACTACAACGATGGTCACAGCCGTAGTGGGAATCACTTTGGTGATACATTTGGATTCATCAAAAATAGGTTTATAGTACCAGTAGGGCAGCATACGACGGATCTAAATGACGTTTATGTTCTACAAAATACTAAAGATAACTGGTTTTCAGATGATGCAACTGTAGACAATTTTAAAAATTACTTCGGTTTCCTAAACTGTTCAGGCTTAACATCTAAAGATCTGGCAATCCTTGACAATATCATACAGGACGACGTACGACACACTCCGTTCTTGTGTGATCAAATCATAGACTTGGGTATAGAAGGGAAGATAGGAATTACAACCCCTACACAAATAGTACCCATGACTACGACTTACAGCGCAGAGGAAGTGCGAGCAATTATTATCAAGTTGGTGAATAACCACAGATGGCATGAGGATATGTTAGCAGCACTAAGAGCATGTAAGTATTGGTTAGCACAGCCAGCAACTGAAACGGTTGAAGCTCACTGGTGGAC